AAGATAAAAATCATATAATTGAATTATTAAAAATAGAAAAATCAATAAACCATGATAATGAAATCATCATTTCAAAATTGAATTCAGAAAAAGAAAAAAATGATGTCATAATCACAGAATTAAATAATAAACGGCAATCCATTGTGATGAATAAAGAACGAATGGAAACGGAAATGGAAACTTATCGTTTGAAGTGCATTCAAAAAATGGAAGAATTAAAGTTAGAAAAAGAAGAACATGAACGTATTCTTGCAGAAACAAAGAATAAACTGCAAGAAGAAAAAAACCATACATTGAATGAAGAGATGAATCGGCTACGAACGGAAATGGAAACTTATCGTTTGAAGTGCATTCAAAAAATGGAAGAATTAAAGTTAGAAAAAGAAGAACATGAACGTATTCTTGCAGAAACAAAGAATAAACTGCAAGAAGAAAAAAACCAAGCATTGAATGAAGAGATGAATCGGCTACGAACAGAAATGGAAACGTATCGTTTGAAATGCATTCAAAAAATGGAAGAATTAAAGTTAGAAAAAGAGGAAAATGAACGTATTCTTACAGAAACAAAGAATAAACTACAAGAAGAGAAAAACCAAACAGTTAACCAGCTACAAATGGAAATGACGAATGTTGAAATAATCATATCAAAATGTATCAACAAAAACAATACAAAAATGGAATATTTTAAAAACATTAATTTGAAAAACAAAAAAGTGTTGATTTATTCTCATTTTTCAAAAAAAGAAACAGTTGAAAATTATAATTATTTAACATTTGAATTAATGGATAAATGGTTTGATTATATCATAATTTTAACAAATAATGATGGTTTTGTATTTAAAAACAATAATAAGTATTACGTGTTCAATGATTATAATTTTAAAAGTGATTTTCGTAATTACTATATATTTATTTGTCAAATGTCAGAACAATTGAAAACGTTGAAGCAATTGTGCATTGTGAATGATTCTTTTTTGATTGTGGACGTTGGTGCATTTGAAAATACACTTGAAAAATTGTTTACAGAGCAATGTGATTTTGCTGGGTTGACAAGTAGCATTGAAAACACGTATCATTTACAGTCATACTTCTTAAATTTTAATGAAAACGCAATTCATCATATTATTGAATTTTTCAAATCAAGTGGAATTCCAATGAATCATGATCAGTCAATATCATATTATGAACTGAAACTTACAATGCATATGTTGAAATCCGGATGCATTTGTTATTCGGTTGTTTCAAACAATGAAATTGCATTGAACACCACTTGTTACAAATGGAAACAAATATTGAAAAACATTGGAATAATAAAGAGACAACACATTTTGAAACAATATGGTAAACAAAGTATAAGTGATTACGACTTGGCATTGATTGCAAAAGTGTACGCTTCAACAAATTTGCAGTTTATTGAATATTTGGATAATCACAATATTAAATACTATTAAATACTGACTGTAGTATTATGATAAACAAATAATATTATAATACTGTAAACCACACCAATGTATATCAATACAGTCATTATGGTTTGGATGCAAGAAACGGAGTGCGAGCTGGAGGACTTATTGCGAGGAACAGTGTATTTGTGTGAATTGTCGCATCACTTGAATTTTAGACTAATTATTGATATACAGTTACACCCCGTGTCAGACTTTTTAATATCAACTGAGCATGAATATTCGGAGTACGTGCGTAATAACAAGCATCGCGTTCTCAATTTTGTGAATGCCGATAAAAAAATCATTATTAAGTCAGTGATGGCCCAAACGGTTGACCCTATTTTATTGATTTCAAACATCGGAGATAATAATATGAACTTCAGCGAGTATGCTAAATCATTGATCCAAAAACTTCTGACTCCAACAGACGAATTTAGGGTGCAGTTCAATACCTTTTGCACCAAATACGAAATTGCATCACCTTATTCCATCCTGTATTTTCGGTTGGGGGATTCCGAGTTAGTGAAACAATCTAACGATGAGCTTCTGCTACTGGTTGACGCAACCGTTGTACATGATACCCGCATCATTTCGGATTCTCACGCATTCAATACGTATTTGAGCAAGGTTCGTCCGCACTTGGCGAATCGCATTCATTTGTTGCATTCCACCAAGAAGGATTGGTTGTGGATGTCCACCATGATAAAGGAGACACTGTTTGATTTCTTTTTTATCATGCATGCGCGCAGTGTAAAAACCTATTCAAATAATACCTGGGCGTGCACCTCAAACTGCCACTCGCCAACATGTAGCTGGTGCTCAGCGTTACCTCTTTTTTTTATTGAAAAAAATCATGTACCTCCTTCAAGTAATGTTACAGGGCAGCCCGTGCCAAATAGCTTGCGACACAATCCGGAGATAAATTTATCATTCACAAAAAACTATCATTCGTATCCAACGCTAGAAAAGCGGAACCGTCTCGTTGTGCGAGGCATTCCATCATTGAATCCCAAATGAAAACATTACAATAAATTCGCATGCGTTAAAATGAAATATAAAAAAAGAAAAAATAATATCAAAACACATTCATGAATCTTGAACTGACAAAATTTGACATGCGTTCTATTAGTTTTAAACCGGATGAAAATAAGGGACCGGTGATTGTTTTAATTGGACGACGTGACACGGGAAAAAGTTTTTTGGTGCAGGATCTTATGTATCATCACCAAGATATTCCAATTGGGACAGTAATATCAGGAACAGAAGCTGGAAATGGTTTTTTTGCAGCCCATGTTCCAAAATTGTTTATTCATGATTCTTACAACACAGCAATTATTGAAAATATTCTCAAACGCCAAAAAACAGTTCTCAAGCAAATGAAAAAAGAGATTGAATCATACAAACGATCTACAATTGATCCTCGCACATTTGTTGTTCTTGACGACTGTTTGTACGATAACAAATGGACAAAGGATGTCATGATGAGATTACTTTTCATGAACGGGCGTCATTGGAAAATTATGTTAGTGATTACCATGCAATACCCATTAGGAATTCCACCAAATTTACGAACAAACATTGATTATGTTTTCATATTACGTGAACCATACATTGCAAATCGTAAAAGAATTTATGAAAATTATGCAGGAATGTTTCCCACCTTTGAGAGTTTTTGTCAAGTCATGGATCAATGCACTGAGAATTTTGAATGTTTGGTTATAAATAATAATGCAAAATCAAACAAGTTACAAGAACAAATTTTTTGGTACAAAGCACAGTCACATGGCCCATTCAAGTTAGGGTCAAAAGAATTTTGGGAAATTTCCAAAGACATGAATTCAGATGATGAAGAACAACCGTCATATGATCCAAAAAATTCCGGAAAGAAAGGTCCAAAAATAAATGTGAAAAAAACCAAATGGTAAAATAGAGAGAAAATAATATTAAATGTTAAATGAATTAATATTAATTAAAGTTAATTTCAAGTTTAGGTGTAAACACACACAAGGTACAGATGAATACTAATGAGCTAGAACACTCAACAGTGAATGCGGAAATATGTAAAAAGTTAAATTTTTTTATTGAAAATAAAAAGATTCCAAACATAATATTTCACGGAGTATCTGGATGTGGAAAAAGCACAATTGCATGGAATTTTGTAAAGGCGATATATAATAATGATAAAATAATGAAAGATTATGTAATGCATGTGAATTGTGCTCATGGAAAAGGAATACGGTTTGTACGCGAAGAATTAAAATTTTTTGCAAAAACGAATGTGGATTTGAAAGATGGTGATATTTTTAAAAGCATAATATTACTGAATGCTGATAAGTTGACAACAGATGCTCAATCAGCCTTGAGACGGTGCATTGAATTATTCAGTCACACGACTCGGTTTTTCATAGTTGTGGAAGACAAATGTAAACTATTGCGTCCAATTTTATCGCGTTTTTGTGAAATTCATGTAGAAGAACCTATTATAAATGGATCCCAAATCAATTTACATAAATATTTTATTGAAAAAACATTTTCCGGACCATCTTTGGAAAAGTTAACCAAACAACGCAATGATTGGTTAGAAAAAACACTCTTGTTAAAACAATCATACACGGTGGATGATATTATAAACTTGTCAAATAAATTGTATGAAAAGGCGTACAACAGTATGGATTTATTGAAATGGTTAGAACAAAGAAGTGAATCTGAAATATCATCCGAACAAAAATATGAAAAATTAATTTCATTTGAAAAAATTAGGCATGAATTTAAGAATGAAAAATTAATAATGTTGTTTATGCTACATTTTATTTTACTTCGTTCCAATGATAATTTAGAAAATATTTCATTTATGTAAAACCCAATGGATGATTTCACTCTTGGAAATTTACAAGATTCACGCAATGAATGGTGTTGCAGATTAATCAACATTTTAGCCCCATTGATATTAGAAGGATTCGTCTCTATTTTCACTGAAGCATTCAAATTATGTGAAGACAACCAGGAAGTCGGCAAGTATTTGATGACATTTCAAAACATGCTTTCTCGTGTTCCGAAATGGAACACCTCAATCATTGAAAAAGAAGTCAATAGAATCATTGAAAAGAGTGGTTGCGGGTATTTAGCAGATTTGGTGACATGTGTTCATATTATACAATTGAAAAGTTTAACTTGCATGCGGGTTGGAAGCAAACAAAAAAAAGTGGACATTGATGTCCCCTCATTGAATGACTTCATTCACAAAAACTACATTAACTGCGCCCGAAAACTGTATTCAAACGTGTATTTGTTTGAACGCGGAATACCTCCACTGTCTGTTCAAAAAAATAATAGAGAATTGGATTTGATAATAAAAGAGTGCATTCTAGATAGTATTCGTGATAGCATTCCGATTGATCAAATATTGAAAACTTACATGGATGAAACTATTGAAGATCACACCGAAATAAACTACAAAGAAGAAATTGTTTCTCAAGAACCAGTAAACATACCGGATGATTCTTCAATCAGTACTACCAATGTAACCCAACCCCCAATACAAGAACAACAAACAAACCCAACAACAAAAAAAACAAATGATGCATTTCCAAAGATTCAATTGGCCGAGTCAATGCCCCCTTCTCTCACTCAAAAAACGAGCATTAAATTTGAAGATATGGATCATGCAATTGACAGCAATAACACTGAACATATCATTCATGCACCCAAAACAGACGAACGATTGGAACAAATTAGCAATGAGAGATATTTACAACGAAAAAAACAAGAAGAGAATGAAGAACTTGCAACCATACAAATTGGAGAAGAGGTTCAACTTGATGTGTTAGATGTACACTCACTTGATAATAACTCAATTAAAAATTTAAATAATGAACTACCTGATTTGGAAATAGAAGTTCTCTCTTGAATGTAGAAATATATTCTAATAATTATGTATAATATTATGGTTTTTAATAATAAAAAAGTTATTAGTTATTCATTATGGGGAAATAATCCAACTTATACTATTGGTGCAATTAAAAATGCAGAACAAGCTAAGAAAATTTATCCAGATTTTGAATGTTGGTTTTATATACATCAAAAAACTGTGCCACAAAAAATTATTGATGAATTACAAAAATTTGATAATGTTAAAATTATTTTGAAAAATGGAGATTTAAATACATGTAATCCAATGATGTGGAGATTTGAAGCAATTGATGACCCAGAAGTTGAAATTATGATGTCAAGAGATACTGATAGTCGTTTTTGGTTACGTGAAAAATTAGCTGTTCAGGAATGGTTAAATTCTGATAAATTATTTCATATAATGAGAGACCATCCTTTACATCAACCAAAAATTCTTGGTGGAATGTTTGGAACAAGAAAGATACCAGAAATAAAAAATTGGAAAACTTTAATAGATAATTATGATGTAAAAAAATCATATAATTTTGTACATAATAATGTATTAAATTATGGAAATGACCAATTGTTTTTAGAAGAATATATATATCCAAAAATAAAAGATAATTCAATAATACATGCTAGTTTTTTTAAATATGAAGAGCATGCAAAAGATTTTCCAATACCATTTGATGAAAAATATAATTTTGTTGGGGAATATGTATATGCTGATGAATCAAGAAATCAGCATAATATTAATCAATTAATAAAAGCCGCGGAGGCGAATCGCCTCGTCGGCATAGTCTGAGCAGCTCGGGAAGAACCGGCAGGGCGACGAGGCCCCCGCGCGCATAGATTTAGTTTATTTTTTACATAAAAAAATATTTTCTAATATAAATATAAATGTTGAACTTTTCATCATCTGAGTCTTCTCCGAAGCATCAAGTTGGAATCCAGAGACAAGGTCTCTGTGAAGGTCGTGATAAAAGAAATTGTGTCGTAGCCGACAAATGTGTCCGCAATGAAAATGGTGTCTGGTTTTGCCCGCCAAACAAAGGTCGTGGCGGTATTCGTCTTCCGTCCGGGTTCGAAGAAATGACCCATTCAAATTCCAAAAATCAAAAAAAATAAATTTCAGAAATTAAAAAATTTTTTTATAATTATAATATATAAACCCTTTGATGTCCCGTTCTACTCTCTCTTTTCGCCCCGTAACTACTCCAGTTCGCCCCGTAACTACTCCAGTTCGCCCCGCTAATCCTCCAGGAGCTCTTGTCCCTGGTCAAAGACCAGATTTAGCT